GCAAAGACACAGAAGCCGTAGAAGCGTTGTATTGGTTTAACTGTGCCTGACGACCGATGTTTACAGTGATGTTCTGCACATTTGTCAGCGCCGTGTAGGTCACATTGTCTGTGCTGTAAGAAACGGTGTAGGTCTGAATAGCCATTAGTAGATATTGCTTGTCCGAATTGGGATTGAACCGTTTTGACGCATATAGGTACGCAACGCTTCGACCACAGCGTTTGGGTCGCCGCCATTGACGTTGATGTTGATTGTGTTGCCACCCATACCACCGTTAGCATTAGGGCCACTTAAAGGAATTACAGCCTCCGGGCCTTTTTCACCAATCATGGCAAGCGTTGGACTAGTGACGATGCCACCATTAGCCAGCATAGGAATGTTAGGAACACCGAAAGACTGACCACGCCCCGGCAAGCCCGGTATGTCAGGAATAGTTATTTTTAGTTTGCCGATTGTGTTATTCCACAGGCTTGCAAAACCATTGAATATGCCTTTGTAAATACCTAGCAGTGTGCCCAAATAATCTTTAAGCAAATCAAAACCGACTTTAATACCGTCAAAAACCCCGTTCACAATGTCCCGGAAAAACTCAAACTTCTTGTAAGCCAAAACTACGCCAACAATTAACGCTGCAATAGCGATACTAATTAAAACAACTGGGTTGGCAGCAAGGACAAGGTTAAAAGCGGCTTGGATACCTGTAAATACTTTTGTGGCAACACCCCAAGCGGTAATGGCCGCGTTAGCAATAACAACAGCAGCTGCAATACCTGCGATTGCCCCAGCGACGATCAGGAAGATGGTGGTGTGGTCTTGCGCCCATGTCCCTATTTGTTGCAGGAACGGTAAGACCGCTTCAATGGCTGGCAAAAGTGCTGCACCTATTGACTCTTTTGTTTCTGACAAGGCAACCGTTAAACGTTGGAATTGTCCTTGCGCGGTGCCTGCAGCATTGCTGGCCTGATCAGCAAAGGTGCCTGACAAGGCAGCAAATATCTCATCAGCAGACGCGCCGTCTTTTGCCATTTGTTTAAGTTCAGGGGACAATTTGCTTAGGGCTACAAAGTTGCCAGTGCTTGCTTTTGCTAAGGCTTCTGTAACTGTTCCTAGGTCTTTGCCGGTGCCTGCAGCAACGTCCATAGCAAGTGAGGCAAGTTCTTGAGCCTTGGTTATGTCATGCGTTTGGCTTACTAGACGCGCCAACGCTGGGCGTAGTTTGTCGTCAGAGACGCCTAGCAATTTGCCTTGGGCGCTGATGTAATTCTCTACAGAAGCAACTTGTTTATCAGTAGCTCCAGTGGTGTTGCGCAAAGTTAAGGCAAGTACTTGTTGGGCAGCGTCATCCTCGATGGCACCTTTAGCGGCATCACCCAACGCAACGGCTAGACCTGCTATGGCAAGCCCTGCTGGCACCGCTGCCTTTTTGATAGCAAAAGATGCTTTCTGACCGTTTGTTTCAAGCTGCTTAAATTCCGCAATGGCTTTGCTAATGCCCTGACCGTCAAACTCACTGATGATTGGAATTGTTATGGCCATTAGAGTCTTCCGTTTCTGCCTGTCAGCATCATAACTTTGTTAACCAAGTCGCGTACTTGTCCCTCGACCTCAAGGCTTTTAGTTTCGTAGGCGCGCCACATGACTCGCGACGGTGGGCCATATCTTGCCTGCAGTGGCCCTGACAATTTACCTTTGCGCGCAAGGTCAAAAAGAGTGGCCTGAGGCCCTCCCCATCTAATGCCAAAGACAGCAAGGTTCTGACGAAAACCACCCGGTGCATCACGCACCTTTTTGCCGCTAGTAAATGCTTTCAGGTTTCGTAAAACCAAATTGGGTTGCCAATTCATAAGTTCCGCACCAGTTTTTGGGCTTGTCCATGATCGAGCCATACCCGAGAGTGGTGCTTCATCAGGTAGCAAACGGTCGGCTTCTTCAAGTACAGGTTTAACTATTGACTTGAACTCTGTGGTAATAGACCTACGAAGTTTTTTGTCAATACTGTTTAACTCCTTGAGCGCGTCCTTTAAGCCAACTGCTTCAATGGGTTTAATGTCAACGGTCATTTGCGTCTCGATTTGTTTATGACGTCTATGACTGTGTTCATGTCTTGCGTTTCAAAGGGTATTTGTGGAGGCCACCACCCAGTTTCAACTAGCAGTTCGGCTAGTGATCTGGAGTAGGTGCCTCGTTGGTGGGGTTTGTTGGTTCGTCCGATACAACAGTGATTGAGTCAATGAGCTTGACGTAATCGTCAAAGACAATCGGAACGACCCGGTCGCTTTGTTTGCATGATTCAAAAGCCAAAAATGCTAGGTGTTCCATACCGATGCCGGTGGCTAGTTCTGAGGCTTTGATTTTGAACTTCCGTTCAAGAGCAACAATGGTGAAAAGGTTTGTAGTTACTTGGTAGGCGTCGCCGTCTATGTGGGTTACTTTGAGCGTGATTTTCATGTGTTCCTAAAGGGTTTAAGCGGTTACTTCGGTGTAAACACCGCCAGTGAACTCGATGTCAATGGACGAGATTTCGCCTAGTGAGGTGTCAAGTACTGGGAGTGTTTCAAGGTAGCAACCTGTCATTGTGTGAAGTGGGTTGGTTGCTGATGCAGCTGCAGAAGTTGCCTTGACCGTAACTGTTGTCTTTGTGCCTACAAGGGCTTTAAGAGTTGCGTAAGTTTCGCTGGCCGCATAAGTAAGAAACAACGTCATTGAAACGGTGTTATTAGCAAGGCCAGAAGAAAACGAACGTGAAGTTTCGCCGAAGCTAGTTGTGTCAATGCTCTCCTGAACGCGCATAACGCTGGCTGCAGTACAAAACCCGGTTAAGGCCACAGAGTTAACCGTGACCACTGGGTTTGCTAGATATGTGTTTGTTGCCATGATTAGTCCTCCGACTTGGTTTTGGTTTGAGTTGATTCTTTGATAAAGCCACCCTCAATGAGTGCTTCAACGTTTGTAAATTCACCGGGGTGAAATTCCTCGCCGGGTGTTCCGACTAGATCTGAAATTATGATTAACGCCATGATGCTCCTATGTTCTTTTGACCGCTAAGCGGACTGTGAGGTCGTATGTGGGTAGGTCTTGACCACCGACTGAAACCATGCCGGGTGACATATCAGTGATGGCTATGGATGAGTTGAGAATTGTGTCTGTGATGGTCATGAGGTAGTCGCCTGCGTCGCTGTTGCCCGGGGGCGGTGCCAGTACGCGTAGTCGAAGGGTGATGTCTCCGACGTTGTAGTTGAACGCTGACACGGTTGGCAATTCAATAAAGACCGACAGTGGGCGAGCGTTTCTGGGGTCTGTTACGGGTGCAAGCCCCAATGCTGTGAGCGAGGCTTTAACGCCTGCCACAGCCTCGTACAAGATGCCTGAGGCCATTATGCGACCTGTGGCCTTCCGCACCCAAGCAAAGCCATAATCTGACCAAGGGACATGGTGGGAGTGCCCATGCCCATTGAGTCAAAAGATGCGTAGGAATCCACGGAGCCACGGGAACGGTATTGCATTGCTGCAAAATTGATTGTTCCCAGTTTGGCTGCACCGTCTGGAGCCGTTGAGAGACTGTCTGTGTAACCAGCTTCGCGACGCTTGCGGTATGCCCACGAGTTAGCAGCTGAGACACAAACAGTAATGAAGGCCGTGTCGTTGGCCGTAGCAACCTCGATGCCTAGCCAACTGGTGACGTCGGCTGAGGTAATCCACGAGCAACTAGGGCTGAAAGTTACGGTGCCAGTGGCAACACTTCTGTCGTAATCTGTGCCGGTGTTGGCATAGATGAATTGGTTTTCCCTAATTTCTGAATAGTCAAAAAGAAGGTCACCCTCAGGGCCGACACCAATGAACTCATAAGGCTCGGTACAAATGACAGTGTGTGTGCCACTAAAGCCGTGATCTGCTCCTGCCACCACTACCGAGTCTTGAGGCTGAATCTCTGTGTCAACAAAAGTCTGCAAGACGGCATAGTTGTCTAGTCGCGTGTGAAATGCGATGTTGTAAACAGCCATGGTCTTGCAGTCTTAGTTAGTTGCTACTGATCAGGTTAGGTTGAAGCGACGGAGACCGCCAGCAATCGTAACGATTGGGCAGAAGTAGCCGTAAATCATTGCTTCAATTTCGCCTGATACCGGAACATTAACTGAAAGCATGAGTTGCGCAGACTCAAAGATTTCAATTGCTGAAGGCACAATCAGGAACGCTGATTCGTCAATGGTTGTTGACACCATGTTTGAAGAAACGTACAACGGAACGCCGAGAACATTTCCGAACAAGGTTGTTGCTTCTGCTGATCCTGCGGAGTTCTGTGGCTGTCCTGCGTTGAACAGTGGGCGGTTGCTGCCGTCAACTGAGTTTTGCATGAGCGACCATTGGCTGACACCAGCGGTGTATGCCGAAACAAC